ATGCTAATCGAATACACAGCGGGGCTTGTTGATAAAGAGATAGTCAAAGGCGAACAACTTTTAGATGACATACATAATCTCAAGTTAAGGCTTGCCGCTCTAGAAAAAGGTTTAAGTCCAGAACAATAAGACAAGAGCAAGTTTAACTAAGAAGGAGTATGCGGCAACTTCCGCAAAGAAACGTAAAGACACCAAGGCCGGTAAACAGTTTTCAAAGCAGCCGAAAAAGGTCGCTAAGAAAACATCACGACATAGATGAGGCAAGAAAATGAGTGAGAAAGGCATAGTAATACCGACTTGGGCAATACCTCTAGTAGTTAGTTTATTTGTTGGCGCTATAAGCTACGGCGCGGCACAGGCTAACGCAGAGACTACTACTAAAGAAGTTAAGCGTATTGAAGTTATTGTCAAAGAGACAGCAAAGAAGGCTCAAGCGAATGGGCAGGCTCAAGCTGTAACAGAGACAAAAGTTGATGCAATCGTTGACTCTTTAGCCAGACAAGAAAAGATCCAAGAGAAAACTAACGAGCAGATCCAAGCGTTAGTTCAAGCACTACTCGCAAAATAATGCGCATGGTTTTTGCTCTCATATTCCTCCTCTCTAACGGGGAGGTTGATGAGATCAAGACACGTTACTACGTGAAAAAACACCACTGCGTGTATATGTGTCAGGAACTATCTAAATCCTCAAAACACTACGAGGCGGTTGACTGTGTCTGTCGCTTAACTTGGGTAGATAATTCTGAACGAGTTATACAATGAAAACGCTCGTTTTTGCTTTAATAATAGAGACTTTGACTCCCGATGGTTTTGTTGAGGACGTTGAAGAGTACGGAGTCTGGAATAACATAAACTCGTGTGTTTATTTCGCTAGGGCAATAACCCTACAAAGTATAAAGGGATCGGGTGAGAATAGGTTCGGGAAAATATATGACGTACCAGTAAGGGCTTTTTGTAAACCAAAGTACGTAGACCCAAAAGAAACTGTAATTTTTGAATGAGGATATGAGAATGGATTGGAAAGATAAAGATGAATTAAAAGCATTGGCTTTTACTATATGTTTTTTCGGGTTTGGTTTTAGTTCACTACTGTTTATAGACTAAGCGGTCTAAAAGGGTTGCAATAAAATAATACCTGTACTAATATCTGATATACGTCCATCACTACGATATGTGGTCGGCCCGTAGCCGTAAAAAACGTACCCCTCGCCTACAAAGGCGTAAAACCTGTCGAGGTCGCACCTCGTTAATAAGCGCTAGTTCGTTGCTCCACGATACGGAGATACGGATTAGCCGCTCCTTTAAGTCGGCTGATAAGGCGGCGTGTGCCGCATAAATTATTTTGTCAATTTAAAAGGAGCCTATCATGGCCACTACAAACTTCGGTACGCTTACTGGCGACCAACTCCAAATGTGGAGCCGCGACTTCTGGAAAGTAGCTCGCAACCAATCTTTCATCAACCAGTTCGCTGGTACGGGTTCAAACGCAATGGTACAGCGCGTAACTGAACTTACTAAAAACCAAAAAGGCACCAAAGCTAACATCACTTTGCTTGCTGATATGACCGGCGACGGTATCACTGGTGACAATACTTTGGAAGGCAATGAAGAAGCCCTCCGCGCGTATGACATCACCATTGAGCTAGACCAGTTGAGATTTGCAAACAGAATCGCTGGCCGAATGACTGACCAGAAGACTGTTGTTAATTTCCGTGAGCAGTCTCGTGACGCACTTGCTTATGCAATGGCTGACCGATGTGACCAGTTGGCATTCTTGTCTCTATCTGGCGTTGCATATACTCATAAAAACAACGGTGGTCTGCGTACTACTTCTAGTAGTGCTGGACACGAGTTGGTTGACCTTGAGTTTGCTTCAGACGTATCTGCTCCTACTTCTGCAAGACACCGTCGAGTTGATGGCGATGACATTCTTGCTGGTGACACTACTGCTTTGGTAGCTACTGACACTCTGAAGTACAAGCACATTGTTAATCTGAAAGCTTATGCTAAAGATCAATACATCCGTGGTATTCGTGGTGCTGGTAACCAGGAAACTTTCCACATGTTTGTTACTCCACAGCAAATGGCTGACTTAAAGCTAGATGCAGACTTCATCGCTAACGTTCGTAACGCTGGCGTTCGAGGAGCTTCTAACAGCTTATTCGCTGGTTCTTCATCGTTGATGGTTGACGGTGTAATGATCCACGAGTTCCGTCATGTGTTTAACACTTCTGGTGCTACTACTGGTTCTTCATCTAACGCTGGCGCAGCTGGCTACAAGTGGGGCGCAGCAGCTAACATAGTTGGCGGACGTGCTCTGTTCTGTGGTGCTCAGTCTCTAGCTATGGCTGACATTGGTTTGCCTGAAATGGTTGAAGATACTTTCGACTATGGTAACCAGTCTGGTATCTCTGTAGGCAAGATCTTCGGACTTCGCAAGCCTAAGTACAACTCTGATATTGCAGGGTCTGTACAGGACTTCGGCGTTATCTGTCTAGATACTGCACAGTAAGACAATCGCCCCCTCTTCGGAGGGGGCTTTTTATTTATATAGGAATTAATCATGAAGATTGTTAGTGAAACGTCATTAAGAGTGACCACCCTAGGCGGAACAGCCGTTTTGTTTGAAGCGGGCGTCCCAAGAGAGATAGCAGAAGAAGTTGGCCTATTGGCAATACAGATGGGGGCAAAAGAATATAACGATAAATATGTCGAAGAACAAAATGCTGAAGAAGCAGTGTTCGAAGAAGTAATTGAAGAAGCACCTGTCGTACCCACATCTGATCTTGTAACAGTACTTGAAAAAATGATGGACGAAGGTGATCCAAAGAATTTTAAAACCGACGGTTACCCTAAAGCAGCAGCAGTAAATAAAGCTATGGGAGAAACCGTCGGCACTGATGAACGGGAAGCGGCCTGGGAATCAATCCTTAACTCATAGGTATATATCATGGCAGTCACAGTACAAAGTGTAATAGATAGAGCACAAACAGTCCTTCAAGATACAACAGGCGTTAGATGGCCGGTTGTTGGCGAACTAGTCCTGTGGATTAACGACGCTCAGCGCGAGATAGCTTTATTAAAACCAGATGCAAGTGCAGCCAACGAGACTGTTACTCTAGCTACTGGAACAAAGCAGTCTATACCTACTGGAGGCAACCGCCTTTTAAAAGCAGTTAGAAACATGTCAGCTGCAAGTAACGGAACTGGTAAGCGATCAGTTCGTTTAGTTGATAGAGAAGTGTTAGACGCACAGAGCCCTGACTGGCACGACCCAACTGTCGCTGGCGATGCAGCGCACACAACAATTGTAAAGCACTATGTTTATGACGAAGCAAACCCTCGTAATTTTTACGTCTATCCTGGCGTGGCAGGTAACGCTTATTTAGAGATTATTTACTCTTCAAACCCCGCCACTGTAGCGCAGAACGGGTCACTGTCTATCCCTGATATCTACGCTAACGCTATTATGAATTATGTTTTGTACATGGCGTACATGAAAGACGCAGAGTATGCAGGTAACGCTCAACGCGCTAGCAGTCATTTCCAGTTATTTACTACGTCAGTGACGGGTAAAGGGCAAATAGACGCAATGACTAATCCTAATATGGAACGTAGACAAGCGGCGGTATAACACATGGCGATTTCTTATGAGACGCTACTCCCTGAAATATTACCGATGGTATATGGGTGCCCTGATACGCTAATTGAAAATAGTATCAGATCAGCCGTTATAGAGTTATGTGAGAAAGCCAGCGTATATCAAGCTGAACTGGACCCACTAACAACAGTCGGCGGTATATTTGAGTATGATCTCGAAGCCCCGTCTGGCACATCAGTACAAAAAATACTGTGGGTGTCACACCTTGGAAAAGATGTTGAACCTATTACCTCTACCCTGCTTGAGCAGCGCATACCTAAGTGGCGCGAAGGTAACGGTGTACCTGAGTATTATGTACAACAGGGTGCTGCTTTATTCTGGTTAGCCCCAGTGCCTACAGTTACAACGGTCTCTAGTACCATTTTACGTGCTGTCTTAAAACCTACTCACGCAAGCACAGCGTGTGATAACGATGTGATGAACGATTATCGAGACACTATCGTAAATGGTGCCTTATTTAGACTATTAAGAATCCCAAATAAAGAGTGGACTGACCTGAATGGCGCACAGGTGTATGGCAGCTTATTTAACCAAGGTGTCACTGAAGCTGAGCGTAAAGCGCGAGGCGCGAACACAGGTGTCGCTAGAACGGTTAGATACGGCGGTACATCAGGCGCATGGCGAACAAGGCGTAAACATTATGGTAACGGTGGATAGCCCTGTTGAATCACCCATAGAGGACAACATTCATTGGGTGGCTCCAGCAGTAGAAGAAATTTTAGAAGCTAATCCGCAGCTTACATTTACAGTTGCAGATATATACCTAGCCTGCGCCCAAGAACAGGCGACGCTTTGGACAACTGATGAAGGGATGGTTGTCACTACAGGTGAAACAGATATTTTCACTGGTAAAAGGACCATGTTGATATGGCTAGCTTGGGCCGAGAAGAGAGGGACTAACTTAGTATCAGTCCATCAAGACTTCTTTATAGAACAGGCTAAGTTAGGTGGTTTTTCAAAATTAGAAGTTAGGTCTGCAGTGCCTGAATTGAAAGATTATATTCTTTCGCAAGGCTGGCAGTTAGACACAATTGTTTACACGAGAGACGTATATGGGCAGCTCACCTAAGCAACAAGATTATCAACCTACAAAATCAGACAAGGCTCTCGCATCTAAAAGCCTTAAAGACTGGGATAAGTTTCAGAATCTTTATAACCCTGCGCTGCTTAACTTAAAGGACCAAGCAGCATCCGGTGATGTGAAAGACACTTTGCGTGCTAGATCTAACGCAGACACTATGCAAGCTATATCAAAGCCCAGTTATCAAATGGCTAATTCGACAGATATAGGCGGAAAACTAGGGTCCGCTCTATCTGGCCAGTTGGGTCAGGCAAATGTTAAAGGTAAAAAATTCCAGAACGATCTAGAAACTAGCATTCTTGCAACGCGACAAGGACAGGCCGGTGTTGCATCACAGGGTCTGGCTGACTTGGCAAAAATGGAAACCACCTCACGGCTTAAAAAACTAGAAAGCGAACAAAAGATAAAAGGTGCTAAAAACGCAATGACAGGACAACTTGTTACTGCAACGCTCAGTGGGGCTGGGGAGGCTGGGTTATTTGGTGATAAGGGCAAAGAATTTTTTGGTAATTTTAATGATGCATTAAAAGGTCAAGGGGGCTAAGAGTGAGTATTAGTATTGGAACAGAGCTTCCACCGCAAGGATATAAAGACGCCCCTTATCAATCTGCTCTCCCGCAGATGAATAGCCTTGGGGTACTTGGCATGCAACAAGGGATGTTCCAATACCCAGGTGTCGGAGGACAAGGCGGCGGACAAGGCGGCGGACAAGGCGGCTATCAAAGCGCTGGCGCTCCTAGTGCAAGTGACCCCGACGCTGCATTGGCTTACATGACGCGTGCGGACGCACAAGCTTACGAGCGCGACTATGCCCAATGGGAACGAGATATGATAAAGCGTTCTCAGAATGATACTAGTCTTATTGATGACGCAAGAGTTGACTCAGCTGCTGCTGCAGAAATTGGAAAAGGTGTAGCGTCTAGAAACACATCACGGTATGGCGTAGCCATGACTCCCGCCCAACTACAACAGCAGGGCCGTTCTTTCGATAGAAATAGCACTTTAGGGGGTATTCAATCCGTACAAGACGCCCGTTTAGCACAGCGTGATTTAAACCAAGATATGTTGGGCAAGATTATCGACGTAGGTCAGGGTGTATATCAGCGCTCTATGTCGGGAATGACTTCTGCAGCTCAGAACAAAAATGCTTTAGACAACGCTTATCAAGCCGCAAAAGCACAGTCAAAAGCACAAACTTATTCGACTATAGGTACGTTAGGAAGCGCCGCTATTATGGCCGCTTTCCTACTTTAAGGGTTATTTCATGGCACAAATTTATCAGCAAGGGTATGGAACAGGTATAGCGAAAGCGCTCTCTGGGTATGGATCGATGCTTAGTGGCGCTCAGGACAGAGAGATACGTGAGGCTCAGAATG